CTTTCGGCGAACGCGCCGCCGGCTCCCGGCGTCAGGCCGCTCTCGCGCGGGCGCAGATACCCCGCCTGCATGGCGGCCGTCAGCTCCTCGCGCGCCCGTCTGGCCCCATAGGCCATCGCCTCCGCCGTCAGCTCGCGCAGATGCGTCAGCTCATAGGCGCTCTTCGCGTCCACACCGTGCGTGACCAGCCGCAAAAACCGCGGATCCTCCAGCGCCCGGCTCAGCTCCGCCTGCGGATAGACCGCCTGCACCGCGGCAAACTGCGCCTTCAGCCGCGCATAGCCCTGCCGCATCGCCGCCTCGCGCTGCTCCTGCGTCAGCGCCTGCGTGCCCTCCGGCGAAAGCGCCGCCAGCCGCTCCTGCTGCTCCGGCGTGGGTGCCGCCGCGCCGGTCTCCGGCTGCTCCGGCTCTGCGAACGCCTGCAGCCATTCCAGTTTCTCCATCCTTCTCCTCCTTCTGCCCGTTCTCCGGGCCGTCTTCGGGTCTCTGCCTGCTATTTTCAGGACTGTCCTCGTCCATGACCCGCACATATTCCGGATACCGCGCCGCAAGCAGCCGGTACCCCGCGCCGATGGCGGCGAACACCGCCTCCACCCGCGCCCGCTCACCTTCCCGCGGGCGCACCGCGATCCGGAAGCTGCCGCACGCCGATTCGATCTCCGGTGCCCGCTGCAGTCCCGCCTCCTCCATCGCCGCCGCCAGCGTGAACACCAGCATCGACGCCGCCGCGCAGACAATATCGCTGCCGTACCGCGAAAACCCCGCGTGCCCGCGCACCGTCAGCGCAGTCCCGGAAAGCTGTACCGTGATCATTCCGGCTGCGCCGCCTCTGCGGCGCGTTTTCTCGCCTGCCGGACCTGCGCAGGGGCCTTCTCACCCTCCAGCCGCACGTCCGCGCGCATGCCCTGCGCAGAATCTGTCAGCGAGGCGAACAGCTCCGGCTCATACCGCTGCGCGAGCGTCAGCGCCATCCGCTGCCAGAGCGCGTCCTGCGTCCCGCCCCGGATCTTCTGCAGCACCTGCTCCTTGCCGTCAAAATCCATCATGTCGAGGCACGCGAGCGCCTGCTGCTCCATCCCCGGCCGGAAGAAGCCCAGCTGGAAAAACTGCAGCGCCAGCTCGTTCTGCGCCAGCTTCGTGTATTCCGTGTGCTTCTGTGTCGTCACCGTCACGTCAAAGACCGGCGTGCGCAGCAGCCCGTCCGCGCCCAGGCTTTGCGCCTTGAGATGCGCATTGCAGTAGGACACATATTCCTCCGCCCCGCCCGCGCCCAGAATGCGGAATTTCCGCGGCAGATCGTAAAACTGCCGGATGCGCTCGATGACCATCCGGATCATCCGCGCGTAGGCCCGGTAGGCCGACCGCGTCGCCGCGCGCGAGCTGCGGCCCGAGGCCTCCTGCAGCGCCGCGATGGCCGAGGCCGCCGTCACGCCCGACGAGACCTGCCCGTTCGTCACGTCCGTGTTGCCGGTCGTCCACTTGAGCTCCTCGATCTTGCTGTTCAGCACCTGCACGCACACCGCCGGCAGCGTGCGCACCTGCACCTGCTGCAGCGAGTCCTGCCCCAGATTCCCGTCCACATGCACGAACGGCTTCGTCCAGTCCGCATACTCCTGCTCGTTGACCGAGCCGTCCGCGCGCCGGAACCACCGGGGCGTGGCCGACATGATCGTGTTTTTCACGATGGCCTGGTCCATCCGGTCGATCTGCTCCTGCGCGCCCTTGCCGATGTCGATGTACCCGTAGCCACAGATCGAGCCCTCAATGGGGAACAGCCGGTCGAAGATGAACGGATACTCCCCGTCGTCATACAGTCCCCGCTCGCACGCGGGCCCGCGTACCGGCACCTGCACCAGCCTCCGTTCGCCCCGCTCGTCCACCTCCTCCCGCGTGACCGACGGCACGAACGTATCGTTCTCCGTCGCGTACAAGACCGTCTGCCCCACATACTTGCAGTAGTGCAGCACCGTCCTGCCCTCCACGCGCTTTTTGTAATACCAGTCCACCACCAGCGTCTTTTCCGACAGATCCACCGCGTCGTCCGTCCGGTACCTTGCCAGCAGCCCGCTGCTGCCGCCGAGCTTCCCCGCCAGCTGCGGATACGCCGCCAGCAGCGTCTCGTTGTCCTCCAGCTCCAGATAAAACACGTTCTGCGACTTCTGGATATCCGTCACGCCCGGCTCCCAGACCAGATTCAGCACATTCACCGGCCGGATCGAGATATCGCCCAGCCCGCCCAGCTTCTCCTGGTCCCAGTACACGCCCCATACGCCCGTGCCCTGCTTCATCTTCTGCCAGCACGTGTCGGAGTAGACCTCCTCAAAGTCGTTCTGCTCCAGAATGCACGGCAGGATGGACGAGAGCATCTGCGCCTCCATCCGGTCGTCCGGCTCCCGCGGACGGATATTCGGCCCCGGATAGGCCGCGATCGCGTCCGCGTGCTTGCCCATGATCACGTTGAACAGCCACCCGGACGCCGGCCGGTCGTCATTCGGATTGCCCTTGTCCGCAAACTGCCGCCACTGCCGCAGCTTCCACCAGTCCTCGTCGGCGATGATGCGCCGCTCGAGATTCTGCCTGCCCTGCTTGTAGCGGCGCAGGATCTCCGCCGCCCGCCGGAGCTCCTTCTCCCCGATCACGGGGACGCCTGTTGTCCGTACCTCCATTGCTTCCTCCTTATCTCAGTTGGTCGAGCGGATCCGACCAGATCGCCGCCGTCTGCCCGCCCCGGATCGGCCGCACCGGCCGCGACATGCAGAAATACCGCCACTCGTCGCACACATGGTCCTCCAGCGCCGTGTCCAGATCCTCCGGCCGCGTCTGCGAATACAGCATCAGCGGCACCGTCCGGATAAACGCCCTGCAGTTCCGGAACACATACATCCGCGGATACCCGTTCTCGTCGAACTGCAGCCGGTAATGGCACTGCATCCACCCCGCGATCCGCTCGTTGTCGCCGGGCGAAAAATACACGCCGTACCGCGCCGCCGTCTGTGCCACGCTCTCCCCGCGCGACGCGTCCCAGATCGCCGGATCCGCCACACCCGTGATCTCGCGGCCCTTCAGCCACGGGTGCTCCGTCTCGATCTGCCGGATCTCGGCAAACTGCCGGTCCGGCGTCCACTTGACGCCCTCGTTCGGCGTCCGCGTGCAGCCGTAGAGCTCCAGGATCCGGTAGAGGACCCCGTCATAGTCGACCGCCCACCACGCGCAGGAAAACGGCTTTCCATACCCGAAGTCATAGCTCCGGCAGACCGTCCACCCCTTGTCCGGCGCGAACGGCTCAATGACATGCGTCCACCGCCGGTCCCGGTAGTGCTCCGGCACGTCCCTGAAGTCCTCAAAAAACTGCCCCTCGTACACATCCCACGACCCATGCAGCCATGCCTCGCGCAGCTTTGGCGGCAGCGTCTCGAGCTGCTGCAGATAGTCCGGCTGCCGCTCGAGCAAGACCCGGTTGTCCGTCACCAACGCCTGCACGAAGCTGTAGGCGTCTTCCCGCTCCCCCGGCTCAAACCGCCGGTCGATGAACAGCCGCTTAAAATACCCGTGGCTCGGCCCGCCGGGGTTCAGCGTGTAATACGTCCGCTTCGGAAATCCGTTCGTCCCGCGCACGCAGGCGTTGATCGCGTCGATCCACGCCTTCTGCAGCTGCCCCGCCTCGTCGAGGAACACCACGTCGTACTCCGCACCCTGATACTGTCCCAGATCCCCGTCGCACGCGCAGTAGCCGAAGGTCAGGACCGACCCGTTCGGAAACTCGAACCGCTTGTCCGCCGCCTTATACTTCGCCACGCCCGCCAGCTCCTGCCGGAGCGGATCGATGTGGTTGTTCTGCAGCTCCCGCAGCGTCCGCCGCACGATCAGCAGCTTGATCCCCGCGTACCGCAGCGCCAGCAGCTTTGCCTTCGTCCGCACGGCCCAGCTCTTTCCGCCGCCTCTGGCCCCGCCATAGGCGATGTGCCGGTGCCGGTCCAGCAGAAACCGCCGCTGCTTCTCGTTCGGCGCATCCATCCGCAGCTCCGTCATTCCGAAAACTCCTCCGCCTGCCCCGCAAAGACGACCCGCACGCCGCGCTCCTGCCCGGCCCCTTCGCCCTGCAGCTCCTGCCGGATCTCCACGGCCTGCTTCATCACCTTCGCCAGCTCCCCGAGCTCCTTGCCCGGCGTCTCGCCCTCCTTGATCTGCGTGAGCAGCCGGCGGGACATCGTCTCCAGCGCCTTTTCCAGATTCCCGGAGGCCTTTCCAATGGGGTCCGCCCGCTTTCTTGCGCCCTTTTCCTCACGCATCCGCATACCTCGCGTTGATCGCCCCATAGAGCTCGCACTTTTCGCAGTGCTTCGTCCGGCAGAAGATCTCCATCTGCTGCCGCTTCGCCCGGGCCGACACAAACGTCAGCCGCAGAAAGCTCTCATCCGTGATCCCCTCGCAGAAAATGCTCTTCCCGCTGTCCTCCCGGTAAAACGGGCACCAGACCGGCAGCACGCCGCTTTCTTCCCTACGCATCCGTATCCTCTCCTCTCTCGTACCGGTATCCGGCCTGCGCCGCCAGCCGCCGCAGCCCCAGCGCCTCCAGCAGGAATTCCTCCATGCACTCCTCGTGCACCACCGCGCCGTCCGCCGCCGCATACCGCCCTTCCGCCCTGCGGACCGGCTCCCTGCACCAACGGCAGCAGCCGCAGACCACCTCCATACCAGCTTCCTCCATCATATTTTTATGCGATTCAAGGTTGACAAAAAGCGCCGCAGCGGATACAATTATTGTATCTGAACTTCCCGCTGCGGCGGCTTTCGCTCCCGCATCTGCACGTTGAGTGTATCTCATTTTCGTGCGATTGTCAAGGGGAGTATGTCGCATATTCGTTCGATTCCACATTCTGCACAAAAGTGAGGTGGCTGATTTGTTCGTTTATACCAGATTTGAAGCCCTGATCCGCGAGACCGGCGTCACCAAAGCCTCGATTGCCCGCCGTCTCGGCCGGACCCCCACCATCTGTCAGGACTGGAAGGCCGGCAAATCCGAGCCGAACGACGAGCAGCTTTCCATCGTCGCTTCCGCCCTCGGCACCACGCCCGCCTACCTGCGCGGCACGACCGACGAAAAAAAGCTCCCCACCGAGCCCGTGCCCGGTGAGGAGGATCCGCTCGACGCGCAGCTCAGGGAGCTTCTTTCCCATGCTGACGACGATCTGAAGCAGGCGATGATCGCCTTTCTGGAGCGTTTTCAAAAAAAGTAAGAAATTGCTGCTTTTCTTCCCGGCTCAGCACCTGAAACAGGCGTAAGATGGTCTCGTCCATCTCCCGCGCCCGTCGGTGCGTCTCGGTCTTCCCTTTCGGATTTTCCGGCATCCTGCATCCACTCCCATCCTTCCGTTCCGTTCAACCAGGTTCTTGCGTTCGAGGCAGTAACTGTATATTAAAACATTTGTTCTAATTTTTCAAGATGGCAGAACAACCAAACTATCGACGAAATTTTTTATTTCTCTGCTATTTCCCATCGCCTCCCGCCGCCCGGATTCCTCCTTGACGCACCGCCCATTCGGTGCTAAAATATCCCTATCCGCCGGTGTGGTGGAATGGCAGACACAAGGGACTTAAAATCCGGTGGGTCTATTTGCCCGCCGAACCTTAAGTCCCCAGTAAAATCAAGCGTTTTTCAGTTTTCATTTCCCGAATCAATAGCTCAGTTCTCTCCTGAGTTCTCTCCTGTCTGGAATTTACAGTTTTCATATGCCGCTGTGATGGAATCGGTAGACATAGTGGACTTAAAATTCACCGGTAGAAATACTGTACGGGTTCGAGTCCCGTCAGCGGCACCACCGTCAGGGCAAGCATTGCTTGCCCTGATTCTTTTTTATAATGCCGCCTGCCAACGGTGGATTGACGATTGTCCCGGCAAGCCATCCATCGGCGTGCTAAGTGGTACGGTTAACATGCTTTCCATTGCCTCGCCTACTAAGGTCTTGGATGCTGTGTCCAAATGTGCATAGAAGTTTGCTGTAGTGTTGTAGGTGCTGTGTCCCAGCCAGGCTTGGATATCTTTCATGCCGACGCTTTGCTTTAGAAGCATGCTGGCGCAGCTATGTCGTAACCCATGAAAGGTCAGCTTCCGGAACTCATTCTTTTTCAAAAAATTGCGAAAATGGTCTGTAATGTAATTGGGCGTGTAGGGAGTTCCAAGCTTGTTCACATATACATATTCGCTGTCATGATAGCAGTTCCCACAAAGCCTTCGATTCTCTTCCTGCTCGTTTTTCATCTGGAGCAGCATCTCTTTGATCTGCGGCATCAGCGGCAAGCTTCTGCAGCTTGCTTTGTTCTTAGCGCGGTCTTTCGCTATGATTTTGAGTTCCCCATCAACTTTTACCTGAATAACCGTGTGGTCAATTGTTATACGATCACTTTCAAAATCAATGGCTTTCCAACGAAGTCCAACAATCTCACTTCTTCGCAGTCCATAATAGGCCGCCATGATAACAGGAAATTCGATAGGGTCCCCATGCACCGCGGAAATCAGATGCTCTGCTTCCTCCAGCGTATAAAAATTAGCAGTATTCTGAATCAGCTTTGGCCGCTTGACCTTGCCCATTGGATTTACGCTGATCAGCTCCATTTCCGTCGCGTACTTCAATGCGCTCATCAGATTTGCGTGATAATGAATCACAGTATTGTTACTTACATGCAGTGTATTCTGGCAGAATGTGTAGAACTCTTGAATATGGATGGGCTTCAATTCCCCAAGTGTAGTCTTTTTCGAGCGAAAATAGGGCGCGATGCGTTTCTCAATGATACCTCGATACCCTGCGTATGTATTTTCCTCTAGGTTTGGTCTCACAATTTCGACCCAAGAAAGCATATAGTCCGCAAAAAGTATATCTGCACCGTTTGATGCGTCTGTGCTTTGGTAATTTGCACGCGCTTCCTCCAGCATCGCTTCTGCTTTCCGCTTATTTCCTTTTGCACTTAGTCCTGTGCTGATCCATTTTGTTTTTCTCTCGCCGCTCTCACTTTTCAGCTCGAGAACCATGTAGTATTTTCCTTTTTTAATTTGCAGATGTCCGGCTACCATAATTGAATATGCTCCTCCTTTCGGTAGCGGCGATATTCCTGCCAATGACTAGCTTTATTATATCATCGCCGCATAATCAGTGCAATTCAATCCAAAAGACTTATTTGAACGTCAAACATCTTTTATTCGTGTAGACGTCTCTCGTACAAACCTGATTACATCCTCTTTGGGGATGCGAAATCCCCTTCCAATTCTAAAAAACGCGATTTCTCCACTGTGCAAACGTTGATAGGCGGCCTTAACACTGACCCCTCCAAGCATCTCACAAAGCTGTTCAATGTTAACAACATCCGGATATTCT